CATTGGCCAAGATAGGTGTTATGGATGCAGTTTTAATGTCGGATAAAATTAATAGTACAATATTTAATACACACATTCACGGCAATGGTAATAATGGTTTTCCAACAACCTTACCACTGTCACTTTTCGTAGGAGTATAATATGCCAAACAGTGAATTTCCTTCAGGTCTTTTTCATTCTTTCAATTATAATTTTGATGACCCCAATGATTATATAAAAGAATTGTCACAAGACACAGTAGAACATTTAGAAAGTATGCCACCATTCATCACGCCATGGCAAGCAGAAGATATTGCAAACAATGATTTTGAAGGCTATTATCAAAATCCAATGCAAAGTGTAACGTTAACTATTTTGGTAAATGCAAACGCTATCTATATAGCTGCAAACACAGGTAACGGTGTAATTAATATGGCAAACGTGAAAACAGCTGCTTCGGAGTTAATAAGTAACGCACAAAGTTTCTTATCTCACACGAATAGATTGTCGGGAATAGATGCATGGACTGGTACAGACACAGTTAATCCATATATGGAACAAGCTATGAATTTGGGAAGAACAGCAATGTATATTACTTACCAGACAGATGGTGTGAGTAATAATGCACCAATTTTGGGTAGTTTTTCTAGTTTGATGATTGAACCGCAGCTAAGTGCAAATAATAACATATTAACTATTTACAAATCAAATGTTGTTAATAGTATATCTTCTTCATTTGACATAGCTTTACAAGAAACCGTACACACCTCAAATTTAACCGGAACACAAATTTCAACAATAGTCACACATATCAACAACTTGAAAAATTATATGAGAAATAGACAAATTGGTGATATTGACTATTACAGTAATGTAAAGTATTTTGTTGATGCTTACAATAAAACCAAGAAATTAAACAATTTGGGTGAAACAGAGAGATATTTAGTTCAAAACTTCATTGGCACAGATAAAGCCAAAACAAGAATTGCATAATTGCCGAAATTTCGAATTTTTGTGTTCCGGCTCAAGAATTTTTTCCCACAGCTTCAAAAGTTTAAAAAAGCGTTTTACTCCTAGACATAAATAAAAGATGGCAACCTCACAAACTATACAAAAACTATACTCCGATATAGATTTCACACTCGCAAAGAGGCCTGTGTTGAATGATATCGCTTTAAGTTATGATAATCAAGCCATTATTCGTTCTTTGAGAAACATATTATTAACAAAAAAGTTCGAAAAACTATGGAATCCAGAGTTTGGATCCAATATAGACACACTTTTATTTGAAAATATCTCCGGTGTTACAGCTGCGGCTTTAGAAAAAGAAATTTCAGTTGCAATTGCAAACTATGAACCTAGGGTAAATATGAAAAATGTAGTAGTGACACCATACATTGACAGAAATGCTTATGATGTTACGTTAACTTTTTATATATCAAATGCGACACAACCAACTACTGTAACAGTTTTTTTAGAGAGAAACAGATAAAATGGCAGGCGCTAATTCAAATTTTAATATAACCGAACTAGATTTTAGTTCAATCAAAGACAGCCTTAAGAATTATTTGAAAGACAACGATGTTCTTTTGGATTATAATTATGAAGGTTCTGCAATTTCCACCCTTTTAGATATACTGGCATACAATACACAATATAATGCCTACTATTTAAATATGGTTGCAAATGAAATGTTTTTGGATACTGCATTACAAAGAAACTCTGTTGTTTCTCAAGCAAAATTATTAAATTACATTCCACAATCAGCGATTGCACCTTCAGCTACAATTAATTTGAGAGTCAATCAAGTGACTGATGCTTCACTGACATTACCAAAATATACAAGTTTTCTATCTGAAGCTATTGATGGTATCAATTATAATTTTGTCAACACAGATTCACACACAGTTAATGTAGTCAATGGTGTTGCACAGTTTAATGAAATCACACTAAAACAAGGCAGTTCACAAGTATATTCTTTTTTAGTAGATGTTGGTACAAACACTAAGTCATTATTTAAGTTACCGGACACAAATATTGATACAACCACACTGTTGGTTGCAGTACAAGAATCTTCATCAAATAATTATCTAACAACATTTAGTTCAGCATCTGATTATTTAACATTGAATAATAGTTCTACGGTATACTTCTTACAAGAAGGTTTGAACGGTTACTTTGAAATCTATTTTGGTAATGGAATATTAGGTAAAGCATTGAAAAATGGTAATATTGTTAAAGTTTCTTATGTTACCACTCAAGGTTTAAGTGGTGCTGGCGCAAACAATTTTGTAATAATGAACACGATTGCTGGTTATAGTAACACAGTTGTTACACCTATCACTTCAGCATCACAAGGTTCATCAAGAGAAACAATTGATTCTATTAAATTACAAGCACCAAAATCATATGCCGCACAGAATCGTGCCGTCACTAAAGATGATTATATTACAGCAATTCAACAAAATCAATTAGGTTATTCATTTGATGCAGTAAACGTTTGGGGTGGCCAACAGAATGATCCTCCTGTTTATGGTCGTGTATTCGTTTGTATGAAACCAACTGGTGGTTACACGATAACACAAAATCAAAAAGCAAAACTCATCAAAGATGTATTGAAACCAATTTCAATAATGACAGTTGAACCAACAATTGTTGATCCGGATTATACTTACGTTCAAATTACAGCAAACGTATTGTATGATCCTAAGAAAACTACCGCATCAGCAGCACAAATCAAAGCGGCTGTTAGAAGTGTGATATATTCTTATTCATTATCAACATTAAATACATTTAATTCAACTTTTAAAGCATCAGATTTTAACAACAGAATTAATGCGGCCGATGCATCTATTATTACAAATGAAATTTCTATTAAACTACAGAAAAAATTCTTTCCAAATTTAAGTACACCAACAACATACAAACTTTATTATGGTACAGAACTGAAAAAAGGTATGTTCTTGAGTGGTATTTTAAGTACACCAACAGTTGTTTACAGAAACCCATTAAACTTGGCGCAAACAATTCAAGGTCTTAACATTGAAGAAGTGCCTTCTTCTACAGGTGGTGTAGAATCAATCACGGTTACAAATCCTGGTTTTGGATATGAGTATCCTCCTACAGTTACAGTTTTAGGTGATGGTAGTGGCGCAACGGCAGAAGCTGTAGTGGTCAACGGCATTATCAAACAGATAAATGTTTTGACAAAAGGTGTAGGGTATACTTCAGCAATAGTAACAATCACAAACAAATCAAATGATACAACGGGAACATTAGGTGCAGCAACAGTGGCACTTGAAGGTAAATTTGGTACATTAAGAACTTATTTTAATGATACATTAAATGTGAAGACCGTATTTGATGGAAACATTGGCACAGTCGATTATAAATCAGGCATTATTACATTAAATGCCTTTGCACCAATTGTAGTTGATAATGAATTGGGACAATTGACAATGACGGTAACACCAGCATCAACCATCATTTCATCATCTTATAATAGAATCATAACGCTTGATGAATATGATCCACAATCAATCATTGTTAATGTAACAGCTAAAACAACATGATAGAAAACGGCCAACTAACCTCTTTACTGGTTAAAGACCAGTTACCTGAGCACATTCGTGACAATGACCAGTATATAAACTTTCACACATTCATTAAGGCATACTATGAATGGATGGAAGAAACAGGAAAGGTGTCGGAAAGAACTCAGAATTTGTTATCATATAAAGATATTGATACAACAACAGAAGAATTTTTAGACTACTTTACGAATGATTTTTTACCTTTCTTTCCAAAAGACACTCTATTAAGTAAAGAAGAAACGGTTAAAGTTGCCAGACAGTTATATAAAACCAAAGGCACACCAGCATCATACGAGTTTCTATTTCGTGTTCTTTTCAATTCTGATTTTGAAGTATTTAATACCAAAGAAGCTGTATTCAAAGCGTCAGCTGGTACATGGTATGTTTCAAAGAGTTTAAAACTTGCATCAAGTAACCGTAATTTTTTAAACACCAAAAACCTAAGAGTGTTTGGTTTAGAATCAAAATCTATCGCAACAATTGAAGCCGCAGTATTAGTTGGTGATAAAACTGAAATCTTTATTTCAGATATCGAACGTTTGTTTGAGTCTGGAGAATTTGTTAAGATAGTTGATTCAAAAAACCAAGATGTGTTGTTTAACGGTCAAATACTTACAGCAAAAATTGTAGGTCAAATCAGTCAAATTAAAATAAACTCCGTTAAACGTGGTTCTTTATATCAACCAGGTGATCCTGTTGTTGTCTATGATGGTATGGATGATGATACTACTGGTATTGGTGCATCTGCTATTGTTTCAGAAACAACAACAGGTTCTCTACAACGTATCAATGTTGTTAATGGTGGTTTTGGTTACACTTTAAAACCAAACACTGTTGTTACAGTGGTTGGTGGCGGAGGTGCCAAAGCAAACGTATATGCTTTGTCTAATTTCTTACCACCATCTTACACGATTGTTGATGGCGGTTCAGGTTATAGAGTAAACGATAGAGTAAATTATGCTAATGCGGCCTTTGCTTACGTTACTAGCGTTAGTGGTTCGGGTTCAATTACAGGTATTAAATATGTACCATCTGTAAATGCACAGGCTGTTGTCAGTCTTACTGCAACAGTACAATCATCTAACGCTTTAGCTAGTGGTGCAGTTATAACAACAGCATCTTCACCTGGTAACGCAAGAGCAAATGTTGGTTACATTACAACTGATGTTATTGGATTTAAAAGTAATGTTTTAATTAGCAATACGAATTTCTTTTTTGCAAACATGGCAAGTGCAAATGCAAACACAAGATTGATTGATGCACTTTCTTTCGGTTCATTGGAGACAAGTTCAATATTCAGTATGGTTGTTGACAATGGTGGCGGCGGTATTTCTACCATACCTGAAGTAGAAGTTATATCTACTATAGAAACTGAAGATGAATTCGATGTTTATTCTGCCTTACGTTCAGATATTGCACCACTTGGTATACTTGCACCAATTCAAATCATTAATGGTGGAGGTTGGTATCAAGCAAACGATAGAATAGTTTTTACTGGAGGTTCTGGTCAAGGTGCATATGCAAATGTTACCAGCATTGGTGCAAACGGTACCATAACAGGAATATCCTATTTTTATAATCCAGCCAATCCATTTCCACTTTATACATTAGGTGGAACAGGTTACAAAAATGAATTTCTACCTTCAGTAACAGTTCAATCAGCAAACGCAAAAGCATCCGGTGCAATCTTAACAGTGCCAGGAATACTAGGCACTGGTGCAGACTTCTCATTAGTTGTTGACCGTGTTGGTTCAGTTACTACAATTGGCATACAAAATTATGGTGAAGATTACTCATCACAACCAGGTGTCTCATTAAAGATACAAGATATTGTTGTGTCAAACGTTGCGATTGAAAATCTACCACGTAAAGGTGAGGTCATCTATCAAGGTCCGACAATCAACCTATCAACATATACCGCCAGAGTTAATTCAGTATCTCTATTGGCTCCAGATGCAAACACACAATTGTCACTGTACAATCTACAGGTATTCAACTACAATGCAAATCCAAATCCAAATTTAACATTAAAGATATTGGGTGAAGATAGAAACATCAACTTGGTAATGGCCAACTCGGCGTTTCCACAATTTGAAAAGACATATAGTTACTTTGATGCATCAGGTAACAGAACAGTATACACCAGAAACTATAACAAACAAGGTTACATTTCATATGGTGATGGTTCAGCAAAAGCAAACGCAACATTCTTAAATGGCTTAGTCATCGGTGATGGTCAGTACTTGACCTCACAAGGGCAACCAAGCTCATTCGACATTATGCAGGACGATAGGTACAATAACTTTACCTATTTGATTACAGTTGATAAAGAGATTTCAAAATATAGAGAAGTTCTTTTAGGCCTATTGCATCCAGTTGGAACAAATGTAATAGGTCGATATGGTTTAAAATCAAACAACAATATAAATTCACATGTTTATGAAGCAATGTACTTAGGCAAACCATGGTCTTATTATATTGGTATGAATGTAGAAGATGTGGTAACAATTGTAACAGATTTTTCCAATAAAAGTAACAACAAAATTAAAATCAATCAAACAAATGGTGCAAACTTAGAGCAAATATTTACTTCAAATACACACATTCTTATTGAAACTAAAAATGGACCAAATGTATATTCAGAAATTGTTGCAGTCAATAATGCAGCAAATACAATCACACTTGCAAGTAATGTTTGGTTAACCTATGCAAACGTTGCGGTGGTAACAGGAAACTCTGGTTCAAACGTACTAAATATTACATCTCTGACTGGTCTATATGACTTGGTGAATAATGGAAACTATAGCGATTCACAAAATCCTATAAGAGATATTGTTTATCGTGGTGATGTTGTTCTTGTGGATAATAACACAAGCAAAGTGGTTAACACAGTTGATTATGTAAACAAAAAGATATATTTGACAACCAATTTGAGTTCAACAACAAATTCTTATATAGCTGTAAAAAGAACCTTCATTGCGAATAGTACAATATCATCAAATCAAATTAAAATATATGGTTCAGCTGGACTACCATATATACCAGAACTCACCACAGAAGATGGTGATACATTAATAACAGAAGATGGAAAAACAATCCTATTGGGGTAAACAATGTCAACAGTAAAAATTTCGCAATTAACAGAGAATAGTCCGACAACCAACAGAGCTAATACAATTTTTGTTGGTGTGAACTTGCAAACAAGTGTCACTGGTTCTTATACACTAGAACAGATTTTTGAATTGTCTGATGCATATGCACAAGCGGCTTTCTTAAAGGCAAATACACCATCTAGTGTTGCGAATTCTGCTGGTAATTTTGCCAACGGTGCATTTCTTGCGGCAAACTCTGGTGCCACGTTTGCTAATGCATCATTCATTACTGCTAATGCAGCATATAATGCACAAAATACAACCGCAACTTTTGCCAACGGTGCCTTCGTAACAGCCAATGCATCTTATGCATCTCAAAATACTACTGCAACCTTTGCAAATGCGGCCTTTACAAGAGCCAATTCTGGTTACGGACAGGCCAACTCTGCTGCATCGTTTGCTAATGGTGCCTTTGTAACCGCTAATGCAGCCTACGATAAGGCAAATTCAAATGCATTGTTCGCTAATGCTTCTTTTGTAACCGCTAATGCATCTTATTCATCTCAAAACACCACGGCATCGTTTGCTAATGGTGCTTTCGTAACCGCTAACGCATCCTATGATTCACAAAATACTACTGCATCATTCGCTAATGGTGCTTTTGTAACAGCCAATGCCTCTTATGCATCTCAGAATACAACCGCTGCATTTGCTAATGGTGCTTTTGTAACAGCCAATGCCTCTTATGCATCTCAGAATACAACCGCTGCATTTGCTAATGGTGCTTTTGTAAC